CATTAGGAATAGTAATAACCCTGTCTGCGGTAGGATCTGTAACCGTTAACGTAATTTCGTATCCGTTAACAACAGTGGCTCCAGTAAGAAGTATTGGGCTAGCGCCTTGATAAGTGACTGGCCCAGTAAAAGTGCCACCAGCCAAAGGCATCTTAGTAGCATCAGCAGGAGCCGCAATCCAAGCCAAACCTGTAGTACCAGTGCTGTCTGCGCTTAATACTTGCCCATTGCTGCCAACTGCTTGACGAGTAACAACATCATTAGCAGAAGCAACAAGAATATCGCCTTTACTATTAACAAGGTCTCTTTCAACCATGCCAGGGGAAGTATTTACATACGTCTCAACAGCAGTAAAGTTAGCATTCATATCTCCAGCAACAATTGTTGTACCAGAAACAAAATCGTTAGGGATGCTTAAAGTCATTTAACGCAACCTTCTCGGTGTGTACGTGAACGCTAAAGCATTAATTTCCCAATGCAAATTAACACTTGTGGGGCCATCAATCCTCATACTAACACTCCTACCTGTCCCAAGTGTGGGCAGATTTATTACTTCAGCCGTAACATCACGACCAATAGCATCCCATTTAGCTATCTTTGTTCCTGCTGTCTCATTCCACTCGGCAGTACCCCAACGAGAAGCCGAAGTTTTACCAGAAACTAAAATAGGGAACTCAACAGCAGCAGTTGACTTATCGTAATCTTTAAAAACATCTACATTCAAAGTTAAATCTTCTTCAGCAGAAACAACAGTACGAGGACGACCCCAACGCTTTTTAACAATAGGATCTTTGCCTGTAACCCATCTTGTTACAAAATGAGAAGAAATGTGGGTTTCTGTATTAGACGTATATCTATCTGCATCACGTTTTTGTTCATCCTCAACATCAACAACGCAACCTTTAGGAATAACACCACTTTTTTCTACACATCCTGCAAAAACAGTTGTAGCAGCATCAGGAGGTCTATAAGAAAACAAAGGACCAGAAGAAATATCTGTCAAAGTCCAAGCACCTTCAGTGCCTAAAGTTGGATCATAAACAAAAGTACGTCTACCAGTTGCACCAGCATCCTGATAATCAACAGAAACATAAAGCTTATTGTTACCCCAAGCTATTTGAGGATTTTTTGCAAAAACAATATTTTCATTATCAATCGCAGGTCTTAACTTGCTAAACAGCCAAGTAAAAGTATCCCCATTGTAAACATAGATACCTTCTCTGCCATACCAAAAAAATGTGCCATAAGGCGTATTGACAGGAGAAGACAAAGGAACTGAACCAATATCATTACTTAAAGTAACAACTTGAAAAGAATCAGAATCAAAACCATAAACAGCGTAAACACTATTAGTTTTAAAAACAAGAAGATGATCACCTGCGGGAACTAAAGCGGTGATGAAGTCTCCGTGTTCTCCTTTGTCTATATCTACATAATCTTCTGCTGACCAAGTTTCTGGATTGTTGCTGTTTGACCACCGAAGACGATATTTGTAACCCGTTCCGCTCTCGAAAGTATTCGCTACCCATGCAAAGTTATTCCAAAAAGCTACATATTGAGCTTGCGGCATGTTCCCCGCAACGCCAAACGCAGAACCAAGATCAGCGTCAACAGAACCATTCCACCGAAAAGAAGGCTTATCATAACTAACACCATACGCAATATTGTTCATTGTCATGCCATACACACGAGATTTGTCAGTTCTCGGAGTAATATTAGTTAAATCAGTAAAATCATTAACTAAAGAATAAGCAACTTTAGTACCATAATTAACCATTAAAGCACTAGAACCAGTGTCTGTGTGAAAACCCCACATACCTTGAACATCGTGACTTAAAGGCGCAACATTTCTTCTATCAACACCATCTCTCATACGAATGCCGCCACGAGGGTCAACAGTCACATTTAACAAATCAGGAGATTCATTATCTTGCAAATTGAACTGATCACTTCTTAAATTCAATCCACCAGAAAATGATTCTAAAACTTCAAGAGAAAACTGTCGATTAGTAGCCATAAATTATCACCATCTAATACCACCAGTATTAGCAAACCGCAATCTGCCAAGACCAGCAGCAAAACGATTAGATACTCTACTATTTGCAACCATCGGTTGAGGTGCAGGCGCATCAGCAAAACGACGTGCAACATTATCAAGTTCAATCTGAAATTGAGTTTGATACTGATTAGCCATAACAGGATCTTCCTGCTGCATATAAGCTCTAGCAGTAGTATACGTTGTCAAAATAGGATGAAACGCAGTAGGCAAATCAGGAGTTGTAGAAGCTCCACTACCTAAACCAAAAGCAGTCGGATTCCTTACAGCACGAACATGCATCGTTTCAACTGAACCAGGTGTTGCATACAAACGAATTTTGTCATCCCAATAACTCCATTCCCAAGAAGTACCACTGGTGTCTACATCTAAAGGATTATTCCAATCCCCATCATCGCGACCGATATATCTTAAAACATGATCGTTGCTTCTTATAGCAACTATCTCTCTTATCCCTTGAGTAATAGCATCAGGTGCTGCCGCAATAGCTGTAAGCGTGTAATCTTTTTGACCTACAACAGTATTAAAAGTTGTTGAAACTTCATAAAAAGGCCAACGTTTTTCGCTATAAACAATAGTGTCAAAACCTTGACCAATAATAATATCTATCGTTGTGTCGTCAATATCGCTTGTATCAATATCGACAACACTTCTTACTTGAGTTCTAATTTGAGCTAAAGTTAATGCCGTAAAAGTCACGACTTCTCCTGTCTTGTATGACTCCAACATAAGTCAGTGTCGCTTACAGGTGTAACCTTGCAAGGAGTTCCTTTAGCTGTAATAGCTAAACAAATACTTCCCCATTGCATTTTTTCAACAGGTTCTTCTATTTCTTCAATCCATTCGGAAACACCAGCAACCATACGTGCTCCAGATGATTGACCTGGGGCATAATGCGATGGACGCACACCTCTAGAGTTTGCAACTTCTGCATTTTTGCTGTAACCAATAGCGTGCTGTCTTTGCATAATTTCTCCAAATAATGGTGGGGGATGTTTCCATCCCCCACCTATCTATTTAACTGGACTTAAGCAATGTTATGCAAACGTCCTTGACGTGCTCGGTTAGAGCAAGTTAATTCTCCGTAACAGAGAATCTGAGCATAACGAGCATCTTGATTTGTAGGACGCACAAACGGAGTTGGTTGGAACCAAGTTTCGCTATGGGCTACAAGTCGTAGATACTTTGTGTTAAGGAAGTAAAATGCTTTAGCTTCGCAGTTGTCATCAAAGGTTACTGGAGCACCCTTAAACAACAAGTTCTGGAAACCAGCGTCAGCAACTGCTGCACTTGTGTAACGCAACTGTGGCTGAAGCAATGCTTCATACTTTTCATAACGTGCTTGATCACCAAATATGATTGTCGGCTGGTCGTTACCTTCCGAAATCGTATTGTACATACTGCTCATAGCAGTAAGAGTTAACGCAGCGTTGCCATGATTAGTTTGCGTTGGTTGCCACCAAGCATTACCAGCAGCACCAGGGTTAATACCACCCAATGTGCCACCAGCAACAACTTGCTGTATACCACTAAAGTCTTTGCCGCCGTTACCAGCGCCATCACCCCACAACATAGTGTTCATGTTGTCAATAATGGTTTGCTCAGTTTGCATAATCTTGCCCTCAAGGAGGTCAATGATTTGTGCTTCACCGTTATTTTTTGCTTCTTCAATACCCGTAATGGTTACTGTTGCTGCATACTGTTTCCAAGCATACTCAGCGGCAGTTATACCTTCTTGGGCAGTAATAGCAATAGTATCAGCACCGCTGTATGAACCAGCGGTTGTGTTCTTTCCATAAATAATAGGGACAACAATTTTTGCTCCACCATTTATACGCCTAATGGTCTGACCATTGGTAAGCGCATAAAACAGTGGACGAGCAGCAAAAACGTTATCAGCTAATCTGGGGACATAATTTTTGAGCGTGGTGCTCAGAATTGCGTCAAAATCGGCGTTTCCAGCCATATTAACTCCTAATTAAGTGAAATTTTCTTGTCTAGCTTGTTCATATGCTTCCCGAATTGAACTAACAGCAGAGACAGCTTTACCAACAGAATCAGAAGAAGAACCTGGATTTGCATCCACAACGTTAGCTGCACGCTTATCTTCCATAATTTTGTTTTCTTGACTTTCTGCCGTCGCAGCTACAGCAACATTCTCATAATTTAAATGAGCATATGCTGCTTCAAGATTTCCAATATTATGTTTTAAAGCATGAGCGTAAAGCTCAGAATCTGAAATATCAGTAGAATACTTTTCTCTAATGTTGCTCATTTCTTTCTGCAAATTGTTTTGTCTTACACGAGAATTTTGTTCTTCAATGGCAGATTCAATGCGGCGCAAGCGACTTTCGTCTGGGTCCATATCTTCAAAATCTTCATTTTCTTCAATTGATGACATTTGGTTACCCATACTGACCCCAAAAGCATCTCCTAAAGCAGAGATAGCTCCTTGTGGGTCAGTTTCTAATGCTTGTACTATTGTTTCCGCTTGAGACAGTCTTTCGCGTTCACGGGCCAACTCTTGCGTTTTACGTGTGTAATCCGCTTGTCGTTGGTACCCACTTTGAAGCTCCTGCAAGCTAACTTGCCGTTCAACTCCATCAACTTTGATGGTGTACGCTTCAGATGAAACATCAGGATTACTGGGAGCCAGTTCCGTAGCTTCGGTCATTTGGAATCCTACTTTCGGTTATTCCTATTAATAAGGGACTGTTGTCCCATTACATATTAGGCAACTCCAAACCCATTTGGTTTTGTAGTTGTGCTAATAATTCTGGAGGCACTCCACCCGTTGCCTCAAAAACTTGATCAGGTATAGGTCCAGGACCCATTCCTCCACTCATTGGGGGAGGAGGCATTCCGCCCCCATCCCCCCCAGGTCCAGCTTCTTGCTCAGGAGCCATCTGCTCTTGCATAGGCTGTTGCTGGACTAAAAACTTTTCAGGATTCTTGACACCAAATCCAAACTGCAACACATATTTAGCTAGTTCAGTAGGATCAATAACAGTACCAACAAGAGGAGCAACCGCATTCATCAACGAAATAGCTTGCTGACGGCGAGCCGTCTCATTCAAAGGCTGCGTAGAGCCGCCTTCTACTTCAAAATCGTATTCGCCAAGTATGTCTGAGCGTGTGTATGCGACATACAAGTTTTCTTGATCTTTGCCAGTAATACGAACCATCTGAGGACGAGTCATATATTGCTGCATTAGCTGCAAAACTCGTCTAGCTACATCACCAATAACTAACTCAATAATAGCTAATTTATCGGAAGATCTAGCATTGCCCGCATCAGCAATAATGCTTGCTTCAGTAGCAGTACGTCTGACTTCAGGCATTTGACCACGAGAGTATTCAGATACCCCGCTTACAATGTTTATATCTGCTTCAATAATGCTTGAATGGTTATACATCTCAGGAGCTAAAGGAGTTTGCGCCAAAGGCGTAACTACTTCACTTAACGGCCTGTTTTCATCTATAACAGGAACAAAACGTCCATCTTCATCAGATTCTAAAGCTTCACGACCTTCAGGACCAAAAGAACGCTCATGATAAAGATATTTACGTGCATAACGTTTTCTATGGTTAACCATTTGAGAACGAGTTTTGTTTAACTCTTCTTGCAATGATTCAATCTGTTCTAAATCCCCCATTGGATAAAAAACATCAGGAATATCATAATTACGCATCATCACAAAAGGATGACCAAAATTGTAAGGCATAGTTTGAGGTTCAAGCAGATAATCATCTGCTTCATAAGCACAAACTGAAATAGTGTTTGCTTCAAGATCGTAATATTCGTAAAGAGTTATACGATCAACTTCATCAGCATATTGTTCACGTTCTGTATCATTTTGCCAACGAAACAAAACACCAGAATCTGCTTGCAAATTTCTACGAACAGAAGATTTAAACCGTTTATCTTTTTTAACTTCGTTTAAAGGACGAACAATTCTTTGAGCAATCCATTTTGCATCATCCAAACAAGTAGCTTCAGGATCAACAAACATATCAAAAGGAGAAATACGTTCAACAAAAGGCTGATCCTCAACAATCATCATTTCTGTATGAGGCAAACTTGATCTTATTTGTTCATCTGTAGGTAACTCATTAGCAAACTCAGGGCTTTCCTGAGCGAACATATCAACTTCTTCAACTGAACGTTGATACTCGTCATCCATTTCATAATCATTAAGCGCACGTTCTTCTTCAACAAATTTCCAACCTACTTTAAGCCAACCATGACCGACTATAAGAAAATCTTTAACTGAACGTCTAAAAGGTTTCCTATAGTCGTAATGACGCCACAAATAATTTATTACAGCTTCAACAAAAACTGCTCTATCAGCATCTGATTCTTTATTTGCGTTAATAGTAATCTTAGGATGATTAATAGAAACAGCAGGACTAATAACGTTTATAGTCGAAAAAGCCATATTAACTGAAATGCGATCATCAGTAACATTGCCACTATCATTAGCGTTACTAGCATTCCAATAAGTTTTGCCACGATAAACGTCAATTAAACGTTGCCATTTATTGTCGTAACCTTCGTCTCTTCTCCACCTAGCAGCCAACCGAAGACGGTCATGTACTCTTTCATAACGATCTGACCGTGATTCACTTGCCATTTTTTACACCCAACGTCTGCCTACATATTCAGGCTCATGACCTGCGGCCTGAGCATCAGCAATAACTTTATTTTCTCGTTCTTTAAGAGTCATATGTTGTTCTTCAACAGGCAACTGTGCACGATGTAAAGGGCCAGTAGATCCAAGAGTCATAGTGACTCCCATAACTTTACAATGCCACTCCCAAAGATCGTTTAGCTCATCGTCAGGAAGCGGTCCTCGCTTCCCGACGATGTACAAACAATATTCTTCTTTAGTGACATTTTTTGGTATCAAGTGTTATTAACCGACCCATCAGGCTGTACAGCTACACGCTCTACTTTTCCATCAGGACCCTGAAAATTAGTTGGGGTCTCACGAATAACCATAGAAGCAGCCAAGTCACCAGGGTGAACTTCATCAGTTCCACCAAAGACAGGCACATCTGTTTGCGCTCCACCTCTAGAAATTGGACCGTTCCAAAGTTGTGCATCATTTAGTACAGGCTGAGCGCCCATTCCTGAAGCATTGAATTTTCTATTGGACATTAAACGCTCCTAGCGTAAATTTGTTACTACAATATACTTATACTGTCCCACGAGTTGAGTTTAAACCAATAATAGAGCCTCCAGCTACATTATTGCGTGGTATTTGTCTATGCCACCAATCTAAAGTAAATGTATCATCTACATTTTGAACGTATTCAGGAACATAAGCATACTTTCTCATTTGATTAGCCATAGCTAAAGCCATAACACGGTCATCATGAGGAGACCCAGACATACCACCACGCTCATTACGAGTATAAGTACGTAATTCAGCTAACGTATACTCATCAAAAAGACTTAACTCATAATTTTTTAAAGCTTGAGCAAGCTCATCTATCATAAGCGGCTTAGAAGTACGAGTAGTAAGCCAACCAAACTCGCTTGAAGTACGTTGATTAGCTGAGTTCAAAGTTCTACGACGATACAAATTAGGGTAACCCAATTGTCTTAAACCAACAATAGTAGTTAAACCATGATTGTTAGCTTCGACACAACATAAAGCGTTTCCATACCAAACACCAAGATTGTATACCTCTTGACTTAACTCGTCAGGAGGTATACGTCCATGCCAAACAGCTACTTGTTTGCCATCTTTACAATCAATTACTTGAATACAAGAATAATCGCCGTGACCAAGACCTTCAGCCGTGTCCACGCCAAGGACGTATCCGCTCCATCTCTGAGGTTCTTCCCAAATCGTTAACATCTGAACTCCAAGGCTCCTTGAAGCTCATGTAAATAACCTTGTTTACCTGGTTTGACCATATTCCCAAGTTCTCCCAAAACGTCCAAATCAAAGACGGGATTGCCCGAACGGACAAATGCTTCTTCGGGCGTAGTCGGGTACTCTTGGGCCAATTGCCAAGGGAGCATAGAGGCAATCTTGCCTTCATACCAAGCCTCATCTCTATCTTGCGACGCAGACCAAGGAAAAAACATAGCATCAAACTTGTTATTACCAGTAGTTGATCCTGTCCACAATTTGTGGAAAAAGTTTCCTGAACCGTTAGCAGTACTTAACCCTATAATACGTCCGCCTACATCAGCTACAGGCTCGATTGATGCCCATGCTTCTTCAGGGTTGGGCAAAAATGCCCACTCATCCACAACCACAAGCGTGGCTGATTCCCCTCTGGCAGGATCGGAGGCTGAAGGCATCGAAGTAATTTGTGAACCATTAGAAAATCCCATTCTCTGTTGATGATCAACCAGAGATTGAGGCCCCCGTTCGTTCATCCAGTCAGGCAAATGCTTTTGCCCGTATTTAGTTTTACGGAGAAGCAACACTGCTTCTCTCTCAGTACGTGACAGATCAATAATGTTTTGATCGTCTTTGAAAAATGCTAACCAAAACTGATGAGCAGCAACTAAAGTTGTCCACCCAATTTGACGAGCTTTTAAAGTTAATGAATATCTATTATCTGCCCAACGCTCAAGAGCTTCCTTTTGAGCATCACGTAGACCAAATAAAACCCTACCATGACCAGGGTGAGCAACGTGCCAATAAGACTCAAGAAAATATTTCTCACTCTTAACACACTTACGCCATTCTGCTTCTTGGCGTAATTCGCTCACTCTTCCCATTCAACACCTCATATCTCTGCGTAGTGTTTCCCATTTAGACCACTGTTCTTCTGACCAACCCCAGTCAATGGTATTGAATAGTTGTGAACACTGAGGGCTATATCCCCAATTTTCTATAACAACAGTCTCTTTAACTTCATTATCGGCAGAGCCTCCAAAAGGCCACCACACAATCAAAGGCATAATTGCTGCGCCCACAGCAGCAGCAATAGCAGCAAAAGACTTAACTAAACGCTTAATTGCTTTTTCCCAAACTACAGACTTATCAGCCAGTTCCTCCAACGACATATAGCCCCCTCATTGACACGATTCACAAACATCAGGGTTTTCTAACCCACACTCCAACGGAGTATCATCATCAAACGGATTGTAACGCTCACCCATCAACTCAGGAAACTCTTCAAAAACTTCCATTAATGTTTGCGGTTCATTATCCATTACCAACTAAACCTTTGATTCATTATTTCAACAGCAAACGATCGAGGGTCCTGACTCAAAATATCTCTAAACGCATCTTTATGGTGATGTAAATCATCTAGCTCATAACGAAGTTGCTCCCCGTCACGCTCTAGTTCATCCCAAAACTCTTCAAGTTCTTCTAAACGTTCAGTTAGTTCTACGTAGGCCCATGTCTCAATTGTAGTAAGACGACCCTCAATAGTCTTAACATCAAACTCTTCAACAAGACGCTCAATAGAAGTAAGACGAGTAAGAACCTGAGCATCAGGTTCCCCATACTCTTCCATCTCCGCTTGTAAGCGTGATACAGAGCTTTCCATACCATCAATGCGGTTAGCTACCGCAGCGGCATTCCAAACAACTACAGCCGACACAGAAGCCACAGTCATAATTAATCCAAGGGTGAGCCTGCTTACGCGAATTTGCTTGAAATCCTGCGCTATATCGTCGGTCACTTCTTTTTCTTTTTAGCATTAGTCATCTTCTTACCACTGCTCTTAGAAGCAGCCTTAGCCGCAGCAACACCTTTTTTAGAATACGAGTAGCTTTTACCATTTACTTTAGGCACTTTCAACCATCCTTAAACCAATAACTTCAGCTTCCAAAGCAGAAGCAAGCTCCTCATTACTATAACCCGCAACATCCCGCTCATCATCAAGAATCATCTTCTTACGAGGCGTAAACTTATCAATATACTGCAAATACAAAGACGCAGCCTTAACATCCCCACCAGCAGCCGCAGCCCACAAAGCATCAATAACACTCTGCACACGCTCAGGGTTAATGTTCAACTCAGACGCACGCCTATCCCACTCCTTAATAAAACGAGGATCACGCTTAATACGGCGCAAAGAATCAGCATGCATATCATGCTCAGCAGCAAAGTCCTGTTGGTACTTAGGCTGCCTCTCAGGACCCAACAAAAGCCACTCCAAAAGCAACTCCCAATGTCGAGGCATTTTAGCAATGCCTGAGTCTGGGTCGGTTATCCAACCCTTCCCTCCACCGTTCTGTGCCATAACCTTTACCTCACCTATAGAGTTCTATGTCCCACTATAGCTTTTCAATGTTATTTGGGACAGTTAGACTTACTGTACAAGAACTGGTACTAAGTAAACATCTCCCACATCTAGTGGGAGATGGTACTAAGTAAACATCCCCCGCCCCCTGCGGGGGATGGTACTAGGTAAACTAAACAATGTCGCAGACAGTTGCAAGTATATAAGCAAAATAATTGGCAGAATTAAAATCGTAGTCGCACTGTCTCTCCTTATCTATACATATAGCATCGCCAGAAGGGTACCCCCCCAGGGGGGTGGCCTCGCATGATGTAGGCACGTGCATGGCGGACCATGATCGCATTATGCATGTAGTCCGAGCTTCTTCAGTAAATTCTAGGTAAATTCCTTCACATGCATGCAGTTTCCTGCGCATTATGCAACGAAACCGTACATCTGGGAGGAGCAGCAACCGAATCCCATATCCCCCTCTCTACTAAGTATCTCTCTGAACATAGTGAAGAGAGATACGTAGAGAGGGGGGTTAGCCTCCTCCAAAATCAACCAAAGGAAATCACATGCCAGTTATCATCTCCGATGAAGAGTTCACAGCTATGAAGGTGGCTTTAGCCACAATGAATGGAATCTTCGACACACCTGTTGCTACACCTGTTGAACCGAAGGTTGCACCTAAGAAGAAAGTTCCAGCTAAGGCTGCCAAGACTACACGTAAGACCACTAAGGTGGTCGCTGATACTGATGCTATCTGGG